CCTCATCTAATGAACCTGTTAAGTACTGAAAATTTGTTTCTGTAGAACCAATTGAAAACTGTGCACTATTTTCTATTGTTTGGCTTAGTGTGTCTTTACTAATAGTGCGTTCTGTTATCTCTACGCCATCAACATAAATTTTTGTACCACTAGCATTATGAGAAGTACCATCATAAGTGACTTTGAAATAATGCCAGTCCCCATCATTATAGGTAGCATTAGTTTTAACACCTAAACCATTGTTACCACCCCAATTACTTATTACTTGAAACTCACAAGCCCCCGCCGCACTATTTATACGATAACCCCTATAAGCATCTGAGGATGGAGAGTCTTTATCTAACTTAGAAATAAGTGTACAAGGGTTACTGCTTGATGTGTTAACCCAACAGCCAATAGAGAAAGAATTATTGTATTCCTTACTTAAAACATTACCAAAGTTAACTGCATCATTTCCATCAAAAGCTAATCCCAGCCCAACAGCTGCCGCCACCGAGTCATTAGAATCCATACTGCCAGAATAAGAAGTAGAATCAATAGTTCCGCCAGAGCTATCTTCTGTTGTATTTGTAGGTGCTTGTGCCAAATGCCAAACACCATCATAGTTATCATCCCAAGTCCCTGCCACATCTTCTTGTGAAGTAGTTACAGCAGAATTGTTATAAACCATGTAAAGTGTAGTGTCGTCGTCATAATCAAGTGTTGGTATTTTTACCCAAGCTATAATCTCTCCAGTAGTAGCATCGTATTTTTCTATCTCGTGGTCGTATGGGCTTGAGCCGTCAGTAGAAGCTGAAAAGACTAAATCGGCAGGTACTGTGTAACTACCCGAAGCTCCACCACTTGCTGTATTTTGCACATCTCCGCCATTGGCTGAAGTTCTTAAATCAGGTTCTCCGTCAGTTCCGTCATAAGTTCCGCTTATAAGTACAGGAAAATTCTCAAGGTTTGCACTACCGCTTACTTTCGTATTGTCTATTGTTATCAGTGCATAAGATAAATAATCAGCTGGAGACTGATCAGTAAGGACAATTTCATCGGCTAGGGATAAACTTATCTCTCCCACTTCGGCATCAGCAAAAGTAACGGTATCTTCAAGAGAACGATAAAATTCGTTTGTGGTTGTCAAAGCATCATCAAAAGTAACCGAATCGGCTAAAACAAGTGTTATACTCTTTGCCAGTTCTTCTGAAGGTGTAAGCGTGTCTGCTAAAACAGCAGATATACCTTTTACAATTGATTCATCTGTGCTTAAAGTATCAGACAGGCTTCTGTGAAATTCGTTCTCAGTACTCAAATCCTCCGCAAAAGTTATACTATCCGAAACGCTAAGGGATGACTTGTTTGCTACGCCTTCCGCAAGGGAGCATGCGTCAGCAAGAGTTTTTACAATAGTGTTCGCAAGAGCCTCGGCAGGAGATTGACTGTCTGCTATCGCTGGTTTTGTAATTCTCTTGGCTGTCGCTTCTGCAAATGAAATTGAATCTGAGAGTCCTTTCTCGTGTGCCGTTCCTCCTGCTGCTGCCTGTTTGAAAGAAGCAACTACCATTGTCCAATAATCATCTGAACCTGTCCAGTTAATTGTCTGCGAGGTCGCTGTAGTCTGGATAGCATAGCTACCTCCTGAAACTCGCAAACCAAAATCAACATTATTTATCAAGGTTTCATCCGCACCAACAGCTAAAAAACTGCCTGATTCACTATGATAGTGTGATACTATGAGTTCATTATTTTCACTTGGAGTAATATCCAATGATGGATCAGTGTCACCTATCCCACTATTTATTTGGTCTAAAACACTTGCCTGTGTCTGGTTCGCCCCATCATACCATGAAGCTAGAGTATACTTATTTGTTAATGAACCGTCACCGGTAATAGACCATGTAATAACTAAATTATTTGTATCATTTGGTGGATTTGCCAAATAAAAGATACGGGTATTGATATAAACTGGAGCAACACGTTGATGACTTACTGCTTGGGACAGTGAAATACCACCATAGGTCATACTACAAGATGCAACTGTATCACTGGCATAAAAACTTATTCCAACAACCAATAGTCCATTTGTACGTGTGCCGATATTCACTGAAATTGTTTGCGGTGATGTTCCAGCAGTACCATTTTCTTGATTACTTACATACGTTACAGCCATTCTAGTACACCCTCTCCTTTAGCCACCGAATAAATAGTGGCGTTTATTCTTGCAGTTCCTATTATTTGAACTGAAATTGAAATGGTCGTGCTATCGTCAAAATCTCCTCTACCGAAACCAAGTTCATATCTGCCAATTTGAGTATAAGTATTAGTTGATCCGCCAAGATAAGTACCTGGCTTATCCATTGAATCGGTAATAATAAATTGTCCATTTATGCTTTCAATCTCAAGCCTGACTAAAATTCCTCCGCAAGTTGGTACATCAACAAATGAAGCTAAATTAAGATTTACAGTATTAAAAGTCTTATTGACGTAATTTTTTGAAGGGAATGTATGTAGTGTAATCATATAAATTCATTGTATGTAATGTCGGTTACTGCCATACCCCCTCCTTCCTGAAGTTAGTAAAGTTTAAAATTGGTTGTGCCATATTAAATCATAAAAAAAGCTCTGCCACATCAGCAGAGCCAATAAAAAACATCGACAATATTTTGCCTGTTTAATTCCATAAATTTTTCTCCTTTTTACTTCCAAAAGTGAATCAGTAGGGCAGACCTACCAATTCACCTAAAACATTCTAGCTATTTTTCCTTCTGATTGTCAAGTCCTGTTTTAACACCTTCATCGTAACATTTTTTCAAAGCCTGAACTATCGAAAGAAGTGGAACCTGCTTGATATGGTCGCACAAAACCTCCCAATCAGCATAGACTTTATAGCCTAACGCCTTAGCTCTCTCACAAAAGTAATAATCGTGTCCGACTTCACGCCTTCCGTCCTCCCGAATCTTGTCTGCAAATGGAGCTTTTATAGCCTGTAAAACCTCTCTTTTCATCATCAGACAACCAGCACCCAAACCATCACACTCAACAACACCCTTCCTTTTATCAGCTGGTAGCATTTTATATCTTCCGTCTGATTGCCTAACCATTGCTAACCATTCATAGTGGTCAATCCTCCACATTGGGTACACACCACCAACAATATCTAACCCCAATTCAGCCATAGGCAAGGGATTATCAATCGGCACGTTGTCCGAATCAATAAATAGCAAATGCGTATGCGAAGTTTTTTCCAAGAAGTATTTGACTACGGTGTTTCGGTTTGAGTATGTGGGATTTATCTGCGAAAAATGAAGTTCTGCCTTATGTTGGTATTCATAAATCCATTTTGAGAGTTTGGATTCTAAACCAGCGACAATCTCACCAGTATGACAAATCGCAACTAAAATGCTAATTTCTTCCATAAAAATATATCTAATTTATCTTAATCTCTTTTTTCGTGAATTTCAAATCCCACCCTCTACCTCTCCAACTACTAAAATACAGTAGTTCTTTTTTTTACATACATTTTTATTTCAAATCTTCGGTGCTTTAACCAAAGGTTACAGTCCCAAGGTTGTTACTACTCCAAATCGGAGCGTATAAGCATTTCTGCTTATATCTGCAAGTCGCCTTGCAGTTCGGACTATCCTTTCAACCCAGAGGGTTGCTTCGTCTCTAGTCTCTACACACGCCCGAAGCAATAATGCTTCTGCTTGGCTCGGGATTGTCTCAAAGAGATGTTCCCCGAATTTACGAAGTTTCAAAACTACCTTGCGGTAGAATGACCCGAATAAACAGGTTATCTGCAACGTGTCGCTCGCACCCTTGTTGATAACTGAAAAAGTCTGAGCACAAAGCATTGTGCCAGAATCCGCAGTATGGCTGTTAAAGATACCTGCCTCAGTGATAGCTCCAGTACCGTCAGCAGCTGCCCAGTCGCCAACATAAACTACTTTGTTGTCATCGCCACCAGCCCCTTGAGTGAAGGAAGTCAGAGTGTTTCTGTCCAACTCCCCACCAAGAGTAGTGTCGCCTGCGGTTAACGTTGTCGTAACAGTTCCGATAGACATATCGGACATTGCTGCCTCACCAGGAGTGGAAGCCATCTGGTCTGCAACGTGAGCGTCTCCAACGTCTGTGAACACATTGTCAAACTCACGAAGCTCCTTGATTCTTCCAAGTTCGTCAGTAAGAACCGCACGACCATGACCTACAATATTTAATCCTGCTTTCATTATTATCACCTCCTTTCTGTGAAAATTATAACACCCATTTAGGGTCAATATAAGAACTAAAGACTAATTTTTTTTGCTTCAATTTTAGTAAGTTCGTCAGCTTCAATATCATAACCAGCGTTTTTCAGGTCTGTTTTGGTCAAACCCTCTTTCTTCAAATCCGTAAAATTTTTATCTCTGATAACAGTCTTGCCATTAAGAGAAATCAAGTCAAGCTCGACTTTCTTGCCAGCGATTGTTTTGGTTAATTTAATCATTCTGATTTCACCTCCTTTGCTTGAATTGCCTCCAAAATCTTTTCTTTAGCTCCAAGCCTGTCGGGTTCTTCAATACCCAAACCCTCAGCATGAGCAACTAACTCCTTTCGAGTCCAATCCAAAGAAGGCTCGGCTTCGACAATTTTTTCAGCAGGTTCTTCTTTAGCTGGTTCTTCTTTGGGTTTTTCTTCTTTAACCTTTTTGGGTTTTTCCTTAGGTTCTGGTGCAACCTCCTGCACTTCTTCTACAATTCCAGCATCTAAAAGAGATTTACCTTGAACATCACCAATATCAAAAGTTTGACCTTCAGTGTAAACACTATCATCGTATTTAACTGAACCTTGTTTAACTCTAAGTTTCATTGATACTCACCTCCTCTCATAAGCCCGCATGACAGGCAGTCCTCCACTTAATACTACCCCACCAGACTTCCTGAGTAACGTCATAAACAATACTCGAATCAGCAAACGTAGCACTCTGGTCGGCAATTATCTTGTTGAAAAACCACGCCTCGGCTTCCGAAATACCGTGACTATCGTTTTTATACAAACCCATAGCCTTTACCACAGCCTCAGCTATTCCAAGTGTATCGGATAATATCTTTTCTGGAGCTTCTAATTCGGAGTCTGAGAACGTAACCGAATCAGACAACGGAAGGATAAAAGCACTGGCTTCTGAATCAGTGATTGATTGAACGTCAGCTTTTGCCAATTCTACAACTCTAACTTGGCTCTCCACTATCACCAAAGAGTCGCTTGGTGTTTCAAAAAAATCAGTCATAATTCATCTCCTTATGCACTCACAGTTACTAAATCTTCAGAAACTGCCATTGTATCTGTCAATGCCATTGCTGGTATTGCTTTAACTATATCATAACCGACTTGAACATTTACATTACCAATCGCATCTAAATTAACTTCCAATGTTGTATTCGGTGCAAGAATCCAATAAGCACCAATCAAGTTAAAATTCCACATCGAGCCATATTGAGGCATAGAGTTTTTAAACTTGCCAGTACCGCTTACTCCTTCTTGGAATGAAACAACTCTCTGGTCTGCACCAACGTTATTGACCATTAAGGTTTTAACTCGGATACACTTATCTGCACCGGGAGCAGCAATAACTGTAGTTTCATCTTTGGCGGTAGCATTAACAGAGGCAGGGTATATTGCTATACCGTCAACCTCAACAGCAATAGCCACCTCATCGTATCGAGGAGCTCTAAATTTTGCGTATTCCCTTGCTCTCAGTCCTTTTGGTATAAGACTGGTCGCATCGGCTTTCGGTTCATTAGCCATATTTTTATCACCTCCTTTATTTTTTGTGTTTTACATGTCCGCTAGTCAGAGGCGACAGCTTGACATAATTTCAGTATAAACTATTTTATGATGTATAACCACCTACCCTTGCAGGCAATTCATCGCTGATATAAACAACCGCTTTGTCAACAGTTGAATTACATTCAGTTGTTGGGTCATACAAACATTTTTCTATTTCATCTGCATCTCTGGTTAATAAAGCACCGCCAGTATCAGCAGCATTATTGCTAGTTTCAGAAATAACAGTGGTGGACATAGGAATAGATTGCAATCCTAATTTATCCAACCAACCCACAAACACACTTTCTGCAGCAGCTTTAACTGGTAATCGAATGCTGGTAACTGTTTTAAATGCTTTTACTCCCGCAACAGCATTTGTTCCGTTAAGAGCAATCGTATCAGTGATAGCTTCACCTCTAATATTTGTTCCCGTAATAACTACGTTTCCAGTTGCAGCCCCATCCGAGTCTATAACCAAAGCCCTAGGAAAATCAGGGTTAGTAATACCAGTAGTAATTGTTTGCACCGCTGTTGTTAACAGCGTTGACGCTAATATACCAGTGGCACTGGGAGCATCAGGAGCAGTCCATTTTTGAACCACCACATAATGTTTCCCCATAAACTTATGACCTACAAAAGTAGCCCATTTATTTTTGATAATCATTGTTCCTTTTCACCTCCTTTCTAATTAAGAGTGTAAACACCTTTTTTGGATTGGGATATTTAACTGGGTATTGATACACTCACCAGCCCCACCCCATTATCAAAATGTTTTTAGCTGATTACCGTGGTATAAAGATAACCACAAGCAGCAGCAACAACCTTCTCGTCTCGAATTTCACCTGCTTCCACAAAATCACCATCTCGTCCTTCTACCCTCCATTTCTTGGTTCTAAAACCTCTACTCTGGAACTGGTATCCAAAGGACACTTTCTTCAATCCAGGAGATGCTTCTGCATAAAGCAGAGCAACATTTTTACCCCAGACGTAAGCCAAAGACTCGGCAACACCCTCTTGAGTAGAGTCATACAAGGCTTTTCCGACTATATACCTGTCAACTTCAAACAAAGTTGCCAGTAAGTCAGCCGTGACTAATCCCTTTTGAGTGTATTTAATTCTTTCGAGAATGTCGGGATGGTCGAGTAACTTCAAGTGAACCTGAAGACCGACAACCATGACATTCGGCATTTTACCAGAAGCAGCGTGAACAACAGCTTTCGCGTCTCGAACGTCACCAATGGGGTCGCTACCTGCGTAGTCATCCCAACGGTTAGCTCCAGCTAAAGCAGAGGTCTGAGCACCATAAGTTCCAGCAGCAAATGCTATATCTGCAACTCGTTTCTCTCGCCCTAACATTATTAATTCTGTCAAGTTTTCCGTTGTATCAACATCCATATCGAGTGGATTGTCAGCATTATCACGAACCCTGTCAGGGATAAGGTCTTTCAACGCATATTCCTCTGTCTGGTACGTGTCTGTGCTTACGTTCCATTCAACCTCGTTGGCTTCTGCACCAGCAGCCCTTTGGGACTGCGGAAGCTTCCAAGCACGAGTATAGAGATAATACTTGTCCGATTCCTTTTTAACAGGAACGACAGGCATAACCTGATCAGCAATCATTTCATCGTTGGTGTATCTAATAGAAACACCAGACAAAACTGCATCTACGTGAACATCTTTTTCAGTAGGGTTTGCGAACTTCATCTCGCCATTCAAACGAGAAATCTCCCTCATCTGTAAAGACTTTGTTCTTTCGTCAATTTTCATTTATTTTTTCACCTCCTTTCTTTTTTTTATTCTATCCTATCCCCTCTTATTTTGACAGCCTCAGGGATAGCAAAAGGCTAACTAACTCTTAGTTAGATTCGTTCGCCTGTGCGACACCGCCAGGTGTGAGTAGAACCTCGATGATGCTTCCAGAACCGTCTGCATCTTCTAATGCAATTCCAATAACGGATTTCTGGTCAGCGTCAGCTGGCGTGCCTGCTCCCGAGCTGGACATAAGTTTTTCTCCAGCGTCACAAGCAGCAGCCATTACCAGTTTAGAAGTTCCACCAATCACAACTGAAGCAGCCTCACCGTCCTCAGGCTCGTTTTGGAGAACTCCAATAACGTGTGTGCCTTCGGCAGCGGGTGTTCCAGCTTTTATCACTTCATTGCTAGTCCCTAATTCAATCATCACAGCTTTATACTGATCTGACGACAGGTCTTCACCTGCAATAAAGGTCTTAACAATCTGATTTGATGCTTGGCTCATTATTACTCACCTCCTTTCTAAATAAGAGTTTAACATTTGTCTCCTTGAATTTCCTAAGCCCTTTACTTTTTGAAGAGTGCGGGCTTTTCTCTCGAAACAACCTTTAGTGCTTCACTGTATTTCATGCCTTCGTTGGCTTTCATAACTTTCTCAACTTCGGCATCAATTGCACTTTGATTGTCAGTTTCCCCTCCATCTCCACCCTCCTCTTTGAAGAGTTTGGCAGAGACCTTTGGAAGTCCCTTGACAAATTCAGTGAACAGTTTAGCGACATTCGGATTAGCAGCCATTAAAAGATTAACGGCAGCCTCTTTGTTCTTTGGTAAAAGAACGCCATCGGGATTGCTTTCAGAAAACACATATCCTTCCACTTCGGTCTGAACTTCCTTGAATCTAAGTTTTTTCTCAACAACACCAAGCTTAGACTTCAATTCGTTCATTTCCTTAACGTGGTCGGCTTTGGAGATAAATTTCTCACTGCCCTTAACCTCCTCTGATTCTTCCTCTTTTTCTTCTTCCTCCTCCTCTTTTTCTTCTTCCTTGTCTTCTTCTTTATCTTCTTCTTCCTTGTTTTCAGCATCCTTGGCTATTTCTGCTTTTGCCTCTTCGTAGGCTTTTTTATCTTCTTCCGAAGCGTCCTCTGGAAGCACAAATTCAGAATCTTCTGCCAGTTTAGCTTTAAGTTCGTCTTTGGTCATTCTATTTTCACCTCCCTTCTTAGCTGAACTAATAAATCCAGCGTGCATATTTTCGGACAGAGCCACAGGTGCGAGGCTCTTAAAATAGGGTCTGTTTGTTAACGCACCACCCAATAAAACATTGTCAAATTGTTCGTGAGTTTCCAAGTCTTCGTATTCGAAGTCAAACTCAGGACTAAAATACTTAAAAATACCGTCTGCAATTAACTGCGTACCAAGTTTTGTCCACTCAACGCTTGCTTTCAGCTTGGTCTTGCCATCCTCAACAACTTTTTTCAAAGACCTGAACCAGCCAGCTGCTCCTTTTTCGGGCATATGCTCTTGGTCAACCGCTATGTCAACCTTGCGAACCTTATCGTTAAAAGAACTAATAAACCTGTCAATATCTTCATCGGTAATGCGGATTATACCGTACTGCGGGTGTTCCCATTCTCCCGAATGAAGTATCTCAATTTCCGATGTGTTTTTCTTAGAAGAAAATATTTTATCTGTCAGTTCGATCTGAGGTATAATAGATTTTAGTTTGGTTTCAGAGGCTTTGATGTATTCCCCGTCTTTTTCAATAAAACCCTGATTAAGCAAAAACGCTTTTTCTTCTGAGGCTTCTTTTTTGGAGTGCTTCACTTCACCAGAGTGAGATTTACCCGACTTGTCGTAACAAACGTGGATGTATGTACCTGCTTTGGGACTGATAGTTCTAACCCTGCCACCCTCTCTGACACACTTGTCAAAGTCGGCAGGAAATTTTAATGCCATACTTGTATCTCCTTCTTATACTCTAATAATAACATACTGTTGTTGTCAAGTGTCGTAACCTTTAAATTCCTTCAAAAACAACGCAAAATGGATACCAGCCCAAATTACCGCTGCTGGCGTCAAGATAACATCCCCGAAATTAGCACCGCTTTTGCCAAGAACGTTGACATGGAACCCAGCCAGCAAAAGACCAAGTGCCATAACTATATCGCCTACGAAATAAACATTATTAAATTTCTTCTTGGCAATTCCGTGCAGTGCCAACAAGATGATCACTGCGTAGGCAACAAGCCTCACATAGTCAAAAAGTATGTCGATAGCACTTGTCATTTTCTAACTCCTAAATAGGTTGCGATTGCTCCGATGATTACCGATAAAACCGACTGGAATACGGCTAAATTTCCAACCTTTGTTTCTGTCGCAATCTGCTTATTCTCAATATCGTTTACTTTTTTGCACCAATCTTTATAATCACAAACAAAATTATTAAAGTTTTGAGACATATTCTTCATCTCGTTCCTAATAACAGCGATGTCTTCCGTAATTTGACTGAATTGTTTTGAACCGCTCATTTTTCCTTCTCCTTGCCCCCTTAGACGTTTCAGAAAATTTCACCTTTTCCCGTCTCTTGTAATATGCTTTTTAGCAACGTCTGGTTGTCTAACTGGAATTATCGGCTTAGTAGGTACTGGTTGGATTGGTTTTTCTGGTTGTTTTATAAATCCCAATCCTTGCAGTGTTGCTTCCGCTTCTTCAACTGTCGCACAGTCACGTACTAAGAATTGGCGTATGTCGCCAAACATTCCCACATCTAAAGGACAAATAAATTCACTTGACATTTTTCTTCTCCTTTTCGACAATCTTGCTCAAACCCTTTTTTGCTTTCTTCTTTTTCTTTTTTTTACTATCAACCTCTAAATCCTCAGGTTTTTCTACTTTCTCCTTTTTCTCCTTGTAAACTCCAATCCCATAAGGCATCTTCCTTCCACCAGAGCCAGGCAAGGGATAGCTAACGTCTTTAAAATCCCAAGCTGCAACCTGTGACTGAGGTCTTAAAATATTAGGTATTCCCGTGAACGGTGGTGGTGAAACTTCTTCTTTTAGAATTGCCACCCATATACACCTACACCCGAAATGGACAGCACCAGGCTTATATTCGTGGAACGCCCTGTCCTCAATTCCTATTACCTTGCCGTCCATGCTTGTGCAATAGTTGCACGTGTTCTCATCCAAAATAGCCGACCACTGGTAACCATAAAGTTCATCTTTGAAACTCTCAAAAGTGAACATTCTGCCGTTATTAATTTCATCCGAAGTTACCAAAGAAGCGGTTGCTGGAACATTCCTGTTCATAAACTTATCAAAACCTTCTGTAACACTAACCAAAGCCTCTTCATCCGTTACTTCAGGATTCATCATAGCCACTGCTGCAATCCCTTTTAGCTCCTCAAGCATTTGTTTTTCATGGCGGTTGGCAAGGAAAAATGCCCTTTCATTTATCCTTCTGGTAATTTCAACGTCTGTTGAAGGTGCTGGTTGCTTGATTTCGTAACTTGATTTTAATTTGCCAAACTCAAACAATTTTTTCATCTCCTCCTGAAACATCTGAGTATATAGGCTTTTCAATCTCCAACTTAACCTGTGCAGGTCAGCATAATCCCTCCTGCGAATTGCCTCCTCAAAAAGCGGTAGCAGTGAGTTCTTTTCTCTACTAAGTATTGAGGTCATTTTACCTATTAGGTTTTTCTCAGCCAAATCCATGTAGTCCCTAATCTCGTCAAACCGAACCCTCTGCTCGGCCTTGGTCAATTCCCTTTTGTACTCTTTTTTACCTTTTTCGGAAAACTTCTCATTTTTACCTGCTTGTGCTTTTTGCTTGGCAATGTCCATTTGCTGTTGCATTTTTTCTTCTTCTTTTGCCTCTTTCTCCTCCTTTGTGTCCATTTCTTCACCTTCTGGTTTTTCTGGCAGTTTTAAGGTTTTTCTCAGGTAATCCTCCGTTTCATGGTCAGGAGTAATAAACTGAGCCATTGCTAAGGTTTGAATGGCTTCTGCCAGTTCCTTAACGTCTTTTACACCGAGGTCTGCATGGGTTAGTTTGGGATATTCTTCAACGTTCCAATTATAATCAACCAATCTTTTAATTTCATTGTTAATCACATCCTCAATCGCCTTAGCAGAAGAGTCAAGAGCCTGTAAAAAGATTTGCGACTGGTCTTTCGAAAGCGAGTAACTACCCACACTCTTGCTACCCAAATCAATGAACTGTGCCAAAACGGACTTCAAAATCTCCCTCGTGTGATGGTCAAGCATTGTTGACGGGTCTTTCAAGGTAGAGGCTTTTAAGTCAAGCATTTCAACCTCCCAACCCTGCTTTTTAACTACATACGCTTTCTCATGTCCACGCAAGTTTTTACCCATATTTTCGGCATCGGTGTAGTCATCATCGGTATAACCCTCTGGAAGCGTGATAACTGGAATGCCGATACCGAGCCTTTCTTGAGCAACAGCGTCAATCTTGTAATACTTATCCCTAAAAAACCAATGCTTATAGGCTTGTCTAAGAATTGAAGTGCCGAGGTAATTATCACCCTCCCTGCGATAAACAAAAACCATCAGCTTTTGAATCGGGATTGTTACCTCGATATAATTATTGTTTTTGTATGTCCGTTGCGTAATGCTCTCAAGCTCTCCGTTTTCGTCAACGTTCCATTTCTCTATTGTTTTAGGCAGTCGTGGAGCCCATTTTCGCCAGCCTATTCTACCATCGTCTGTAATCTTATAAATTATCTCAAAAGGCATACAACCGTAAGCGTGCATAAGAAGTATCTGCCGAAGCGTGTCCTCCCAGGGTAAAACCAATCCATTGAAAAGATTATCCTTCACAAACTCGGCAATTTCTACATCTTCCGCACTATCGGAAGCTGGCTCTATATCCCACTCAGCAGAACGGATAGGAAGCTCGCACATCATTAGGGCTGCCTGAACAGAAGCGTCAGACCACCGCATTTTATCAATCGTTGTGTAAAGCTGAGAACCCTTGAGGTCTGTGACATACTCCTCCGTGTCAATCGTTCCTTGGAAGTTCGTAACGCCAGAAGCACCAATCTCTGGTTTTTTTCTTTCTGCAAATTTCTTAGTAGTTCCCTTTTTTGTTGCCATAGGTCTTTGACCTCCTAAAATTGTTTTTCTAGAACCCCAGCAGTAATAGGTTTTTCCTTCGCAGGAATATCCTCTGCCTTAGGTTCAGCCAAAGAGCCTGTTGACAGCTTGTCTATTCCAAGCATTGCATAGTTAGAAGCCATTGTCAAGTGGTCTTCTCCTAGTTTTTTATACACCCAAACAACCCTACCGTCTGGTTTTTCTTCTTTATCTTTAGCCCAGTTGCACAAGTGTCTTATAAATAAATCAAGCTCCTGCGACAGCCGGGGTAAAACAACCAAGTGATTAACAAACTTGTCAGCCATTCGGTCAACCGATTCCATTTTTGCTGTGATTACTCTGTACTCTTTCGATTCTGGGTCACGGTACCACTTGATAAACTCCTTCTGGTTTTCGTTATAATAAACCAGCCAAACCTTGGCAGGGTACATTAGTGCGAACTTTCGGGCAGAATGCTTGTTTGGCAGAGCATCAATCAAACAAAACGTTACTCCATAAGTGTCCATCAAATTCGGTAGGTCTTTTTCAAAATCTTCATAAACTCCGCTGTGAACCAACCTTATGCTTCCGTCTTTTTCCTTAGTGTAAATTACAACGTGCAGTTTATTGCCTTGGTCAACACCCATTATCGTGTTTCTTCCTTTAAGTTCCATGTCGTATTTGTTTTGAATACAACCTAAAAGAATATCCCTATTTAACGGCTGATTCTCACCTCCGTATGCTTCACCTAAAACGAAATTGTAAAAGTCTTTTATTCCTGATAACTGTGCTGTGGGTCTTATTCTGGCCGACTCTTCCTTTCTTAAAATCTCCGTTGCAGAAATCCAGGGAGCCATCATCTGCGAAATATGATAACCCGAAGTATCCCAGTCCAAATCACCAGTTGCGATCCACTCGCCATTCCGTCTTGCCTCATCGGTTACCGTAGCAAGGCAATAAACACAGGCATACCTTGCTTCTTTAGTGTCACCCTTAATCGAGTCAGGGTATTTCAGTATTTGCTTTTTCTTGCACTTC